TGTTCCTCGGCCAGATCAGCGGGCATACCGGGTACGTCGGGGACAACAGGCTGCTCGCCGGTGGCGGGTACGGGCACATCCGTGGTCTTCCACAATCCGTCCCACCAGCTGCCTATGCTTTCTTTCAGGCTGCCCAGCTTGCCGGACAGGGTGGCGTACAGACCGGGGAAGCCCGCGTTCATGCCCTCGCCCAGCGTGGATATGAGCCGCGCTCCGGACAACGTCAGCGTGGACAGGGGGCCTTCCTTGGCGTCAGAGAACGGCAGCAGATTGCGCAGGCTGGCCAGAGCATCGGAAAACGTCTGCTTGAGGCTTTCCACCTTGGACAGGATGCCTTCCTTGAAGGTGTCCAGAAGGCGTGCCCCTGACTCGAAAAGGTCGATACCGGCCAGCCATTCCGTTGCCTGTGCCCACGCATTGCGCAGCCAGTCCCCAATGCGGAAAAGGTCTGCAAAAGCCATGAGCGACGCGCAAAAATTGTCCCAGACGCTTTGTGCCATTTCTGCGGCGGTGGCCCAGTCGCCGGTCAATACGGCACCAAGCCAGCGGAATGCCGCGATCAGGCTTTCGATGCCGCGTACCAGATTGGCAATGACCGTCGCCAGCCCTTCCAGTATCCAGCTCAAAAAGCCGCCCAAGACCTCTCCCAGCCCTCGCGCTTCGGACGCGGCGCTCGTGACCTCAAAGCCGAAAGCCTCGCCCACGACCTTCCCAACAAAGTCGAACAGGTCACCTATCTTGAGAATGGCCGGTATCAGGACCGCCACCGCACCGTCAAAATTCAGGCCCTCCCAGATACCCGCAAAAAATTCTTTGATGCGGTACACGGCACGGCCAACGGTCACAACCAGCCGCTCCAGACCGGCGGCCCGGATGTCCCTGGCCAGCTCTCCCCGGATCTCGAACGTGCTTCCCTTGAGGCTCTC